CGTACCAACATCCAAGGCGCTTATGGTCGTGGTCGATGGTATCAACAGCAAGCCAATAAAGATGAGCGCCCATACTTGATGCGCGATGGTATCAACGATATTAGACAGCGCCCAGCTCATAAAGTGCTAGATGGCGTGGTCAGACATATTGATGACCCATTTTGGCAGAAGCATTACGCGCCTGATGGCTATCGTTGCCGCTGTATCATGCGCTCTCTCACCAAGTCGCAAGCTGAATCAAAAGGTATAACCGTCGATGACGACTTGCCAAATGTGCCAAACGATAAAGGTTGGATTGGCGGTACACCGGCTCAGTACACAGGCAACATGAATCGGTTAGTCAATAAGACAATAGCTGAACTCGCTATCACGTACTACAAACAATCAGGTGCAATATTGGCAGCAAGACAGCGGATTGAAGCAGCTATTACCGTGATGTTGGCACAGCCGATACCTGAGCTTGCGACATTGATTGACGAAGCCAAGGAATTGATTGAGGAGCAGGGCGAATGAAAATTATAGAGAATCATGAATATATTAGCTGGTCTGTCGTTAGTTGTGATGAGAAATTATCCGACACATTTAAGAAAACACTGTCTAACACCCAAGCGCATAGTATTAATTGCGGGGAAAATCGCAAGCAATTCTCTTTAGATGAGCTATGGCGGAATATGAGCAGTCTTAAACACGAGCCTATGGATGCTGCGGTCGTTGCTAAACTTATAGAAATGAATGCTAGATACATAGATGTTAGTTTTGATTAAGGAGTATAGCGAATGACAAAGAAATCACGAATACTTAAAGTTATTGTGCTGATAGCTGATATAGCATTGACCATATACACCAAACGCAAGAAACAAAAACAAGACCGCCGATAAGGGCGGTTTTTTACTGCCTACACAAAGGTAAAAATATGAACTTACAAGCAAAGATTAAGCGCGATATTGATAGCCATGCGCTCATGAGCTGCACAAGGCTTGAGCATCAGCTTGCGTCTATCGACTTCAAAGCGCTATCACGCTATGACGATGACGACAGTGAAGCGGCTTACACGGTTGAGAATGGCGTAGCGACGATTGATGTGCGCGGTCTGCTAGTACCTGAAACCTCAAGCGATTATCGCTCATGGGGCGTGACAGGCTATGCAAACTTAGCTGATTACATTCAGCAAGCCAATGATGATTACGTAGTAACTAGCATTGTCTTAGACATTGATAGTGGCGGTGGTTATGTCGCAGGGCTTGATATTGCAACTGAAGCAATTTACCAATCTACAAAGCCGATTGAAACGTTTGTCAGTGGCGATATGTATTCAGCCGCTTATTGGCTAGGCGCTAGCACAAGCAAGGTTACAGCGTCTAAGCATTCAGGCGTTGGTAGCATCGGTGTTTATGTAGTCCACACCGAGGAAAGCGGTTGGCTTGAACGCTATGGCGAAAAGGTTTCATTGTTCCGATCAGGAAAGTGGAAAGCCGCGTTTAACTCATTTATGCCATTAACAGACGATGAAAAGACACGCTTACAAGAAGGTGTCGATGAATCTGCAAGTATCTTTTTTAATCATGTAGCAGCACAGCGCAATGTTGATGCCAAAACAGTCAAAGGCTGGGAGGGCGATGTATTCACCGCCGTCAAAGCAAAAGAATTAGGTCTAATTGATGCGATTGCGGATAGCGTGGCAGTGTCAAGCAGCACCAAACAAAGCAACACTAATCCGCAACTTGAGGAGAATTACGTGGATGAATTAGCACAGGCGAAAGCCAAAATCACAGCGCTAGAGGCTGAAAAGGCTCAAGCGGTACAAGATGCAGCCGACGCAAAAGCCGCAGCACTGGCAGCGCAAAACGCACTGGCAGAAACGCAAGCAGCTACCCGTCAAACCGCTATCGACAAGTTAGCTGCTGATACTGGTCGCACGTTTACCGACGAGCAGGTGACCGCGTTTAAAGCGATGGATGACGCACAGTTTGCTGTTGCTGAATTTATGGCAAAACCAATTGAGCAGAAAGCGCCGCCATTACCTGATGGCTTGGATAAAGAGCAGGCAACAAGCGGTCGTCAAAGTGGCGAAAGTAAAATCATGGCGGCTGTCGAAGCAGCTAAAGCACAAGGAGCTAAATAATGCCTAACTTTAATTACACAACCGAACAGCCTTTACCGGTCGATATTGCGCCTACCACTGATAGCGTCGTACCTACTACGGCAACCGCCTATAAAAAAGGCGACTTACTTGTGATTGCTGCTGACACTAATGCAGCTACTCATAGCGTAACCGGTAAAGATTTTCATGCTATTTGCTTAGCTGATGTGACCGCTGCACAAGCGACTGAAAAACTAGCGATGGGCGTTGAAATGCCGGTTTATATCGCGGGTAAGTTTGACGTGGCACAAGTCAAGATTAACGGCGTTGCATTAACACCAACTCAAAAGCTAGCAGCCCGTGCGCACGCTAATCGTTCACTACCTATTACGCTTAGCGTAGTTAAATAAGGATAAATATTTATGGCTACTTTTGTATTTGATGATGCGCAAATTGATACCGCATCTTTTGAAGAGCTTGGCGCGGTTTATGACCACAGCAAGCCAGTTGATAGTTTTTTACGTGACCGTTATTTTGGTAATCCGATTTACCTAAATGGTCAAGACAAAGTGCCAGTAGGTGATATTAAAACCTACGTACCGCTTGCACCAGCCGTTTTGCCGACTGCACAAGGTCGGGTTATCAAAGATAAAGTTGAATTAAACGTCAGCTATATCAAAGCGCCTTACTTAAAGCCCGCGTGTGTCGTTGAGCCGCTGAGCGACATTGACGCTAAGATGCAAAAACTATTGCAATCTATGCGCGTTATCGCAACCAATGCTCCAGGTGTGCCGCCGACCATGCAAGACGAATGGGAAATGGCAGCCGCCAACTCTTACTGGACTATCCGCCAGTCAATCGCTGCACGTATCGCTTTGATGTGCCGTGATGCTTTGTTATACGGCAAAGTTGTCGTACAAGGTGATGATAATGCAGGTGTGACCGTTGATTATGGTCGTCATGCTGATCTTAAGTTTAATCCGTTGGTTGCATGGGATGCAGTAGGCGCTACGCCTTACGAAGATATTCGCAAGATGGTTAAGAATTTAACCAAGCATGGCAAGCGTCGCGCTGTTGATGCCCTTATGTCTAGCCGTGTATTTGAAGCATTGGCGGATAATGAGAAGTTTAACAAACGCTTTACTGCTGCACTCAATACTAATGTTAGTCGCGTATTTGACGGCGGTTTTGGTGGTGAGACTGAGGCGACCTTACGCGGCACTTTAGACGGTATCGAATTTTGGACGTATGACGTTGAGTTTGAAAAACAAGACGGCACCAGTGAGCTAATGATTCCAGAAGATGGTTTTTGGTTAGTGTCTGAGCGTGGTAACAACTTGTACTTCTGTATGATTAAGCATCGTAAAAATCCTGCTAAATTAGCAATGGAATTGATGCCATACCATGTGTTTAGTGATAACCCATCTGTTGATGAGTTTATTGCTGATTCAAGCCCATTGCCTGTGACCATCAATAAAAACGGTGCCGCTGGTGGCGTTGGTTTTATCACTCTTTAATAAACCCTTAACTTAATTGCCCTGCCTAATCAGTAGGGCTTTTTTTGGAGCAAATTATGTCAAAAGTTTATATTGCAATGAACGCTATCGGTCAATTTAACGCCGGTGAAGAAGTCGTAGGCTTGGATGATGCCGAGCGCATCGAATACTTGCTAAGTATCGGTGCTATCGAAGAAGCCGATGGTGAAGGTGGCGAAGTGGTCAAGCTCGATAAGCTAACCAAGGCTGATCTAGCAGCATTACTCGATGAAGAAGGTATCGAGTACAACGAATCAGACACCAAAGCCGAGCTAATCGCGCTATTTCCAAAGGACTAAATTATGTATGCGACTCATGACGATTTAATAAGCCGCTTTGGTGAGCTTGCTATAGCTGAGCTTGAGTCCATGCACAATGACGGCTTGCTTGCAGTCACTAACGCACTGTCTGACGCATCAGAGAAGATGAATAGCTACTTATCTATACGCTATAAAACGCCATTGAATAAGACTGAGCATTTAAAGTTGGTGTGCGCTGACATTGCTCGCTATTTGCTTTATATGAACGAGCCGACCGATGAAGTCGAGGCACGTTATAAAGAAGCGCTTAAGTGGCTGCAAGATGTTGGAGCAGGTAAAGCAAACGTTACCTTTAACGAGCCATTAACCGACGATGAGCAGCAAAGCACGTACATCAAACCTGCTGTGCCAATCGGTGATAGTTATCGTGGTCAAGTCTTTGGTGATGATGTGTTTGCCAAGATGCCGGGCATGAATTGAGGTCCTTATGATTGATGCAAACTTATCAGGCGGTGACGAGATCATCAGACGGCTGGGCGCTTTGTATTTTGATAGTCAAAAAATGCAGAAGTTTAGCCGTATGGCTGGTGCTGAGATGGTCCATCAAACTGAGGAGCGCTTTTACAATCAGCACGACTTAGGGCGTCAACCGTGGATACCGTCACAAAGGGCTATCGCGGATCAGGGAAAAACCTTGCGTGATACTGGTCGACTCATGGCTTCACCCACCTACATAGCGCTACCTGATGGCGTCAAGTGGGGTACAAACGTGGTGTATGCAAAAGCGATGCACTACGGGCTACCTTATCGCAATGTCACGCCTAGACCATATATGGGCATGAATGAAGACGACAGAGCCAGTGTGCTCAATATTATTAATCGGATTATGGACGTGGACTTATGAGTAATTATTTTGCAGTAGGTCTTGGCTTGATTGACCACTTAAAAGCAAAGCAAACGGAGTGGGGGATCAAGCACGTCGGTACGGTTGCTAGTATTAATAAGATTAATAAAAACACCACACCAGCGCTATATGTCATTAATACATCAAACAATCCACGTGCTAACGGCTCGATAGATAGTGTAGATATGCAGCAATGGACGGTTGTTGTCGCTGTCAGCAACCAAGCAGCGCAAGACGATGTTAGAGCACTCATGGAAACGTCAGGCGAGCTTATCAGCAAGGTCATTAATCACGTACAAGGTTATGAGTTAGACGATTATCACGAACCGTTAGAACGCACCACAACATCAGGCAGACCGGACTATTTCAGCACGTTTGCGCTTTATCCGCTTACTTTTAGCACACAATTTCAGCCTTAGAGGACAATCAAAATGGCAGAGAACTTAAATCAATCCCACGCCTTTATCGGCAAGGGTAAAATCTTTATGACACCCATTACGGGTGCAGTACGTGGCAAGCCTTTTTGGGTTGGCGTTGCGTCTGCATTATCTTTTGCTCACTCAGTCGAAGATGAGAAAGAATTAATTGAGCACCATTCTGGCACCAACCAAGTTTGGGATGTGTCAGCCGGTACGAAAAAGACTACGGTATCTTTGACTATCCAAGAGCGCCGCTTAGAGGCAATGCGCGCAGCACTACAAGCAACCGTTGAAACCGTAGCGACTGGCTCCGTGGTAGCAGAAGAACACGCCGTCGATGCAGTTGGTGATATTGCTTTTTTAAAGCATTCAAATGTTACTGTGACTACTGTTACGGATAGCGCTGACGGCCCATTGTCTGAGGGTACTGACTATAAAATCGACAAGCAGTATGGCCGCATTGAGATATTAAAAGCGGGCTTAACAGGTATCAAAGTCGGCTATACCTACGGCGAAGCAACTGTCATGAAGCCAATGACCGATAACGTGGATTTCTACGAGCTACGCATTGACGGTATGAATACGGTCGGCCAAAAAGATAAACAGATTGTCACAGCTTATCGCGTCAAGCTTAACCCGTCTGATGCTTACGATCTAATCAATGACGACTTTGCAGAAATGCAGATTGAGGGCACAGCGTTATTTGATGAAGCACGTAATGCCGCTTATGAGATTAAAACGATTTAGTGATTATTTCTAATTCCCTCGAATTCGGGGGTTTTAGATTTTTTGTTTAATCAAGTCATTACGCTGTGATGATTTGCTCAAATAAAAAGAGGTGATTATGCGTACTAATGCACAAACTAAACTGACAAACACTGTCACAAACGCTGTCATCGTCTTATCTGATAGCTTATATCCTGATGCTGAGCATGATTGGTCATCAGTAGTATCAAATACCAAGTACGCGCTAGACGGCACGATGATAGTTGAGCAGTCAGTAAGGCAAGCTGGCAGACCATACGTGATGCAAGCGCCTGATGGTCATGGCGTACTATCACGAGCAACGGTTAATGCGCTCAAATCTGAGCGTGACAAGTTGGGCGCTACCTTTTGGTTGGATTATCTAGCAGATGGAGCGGTAAAGCGCGTAAAAGTGATATTTGACACGACGCAAGAGGCCATCAATGCTACGCCAATCAAAGGCTCGACAAGTCCAGAACTGACCGATTATTACAATGTGTCGCTTAAGTTTTTAGAGATACCGAACGTGTAAATGGTATAATTAAGCATACTTTTGATGGGGTGTGTTATGAGTGATGATAAAATAATTACCATAAATGACATAGATAAGTTGCGTGACGAGCGCGATAGTATTTTTCGCAAAATGGAAGCGTCAACAAACACATCAGAGCGCAATTCGTTAAAATGGGCTTGGCACATAAAGCAAGCGCAGTTAAGGCTATGTACCGATAAAATCAGCTCTTTGCCTAGCAGCGAGTTTGGAGTCGACGATGAGCGATATTAATCACTTTCAATTAGTAGAGGGTGATGTTGATAGCTTGACTTGCCCTAGCTGTTCATCAAAGCTTAAATTAAATAGCACGTATATCCGCATCTTGAATGACAACGGTTCTTTGCGAATACCTTGTTTTGTGTGCGAGACACCGTTAAAAATATCATATATATTAAAAAAACTTCATATTAGACTTGAATAAAACCTAATTAGCAAAACCACAGCCCACTCAATGAGTGGGTTTTTTAATGCCTACAATTTGACGGATGATAACAATGGCGATTACTCAAAACGATTTAGAGATACTAAAGTCCGAGATTATGGCTGATACGCCTGATGGCGGCGGATTGCCTACAGGTATTGCTGTCATTGATGGGGTATCAAATAACTTATTTCCTGATGTGTCGGATATTGACCGCCTTATCGGTCGTGTGCGCCTGCGTAAGGTATCACTGGCAGTCAAGACGGCTAATGCGGAATTGCTGCAAGCGGTGCGGATGCTGTTTACTGAATTGCCTGAAAACCCGAATATTAGCGTTTTTGCGTTTAAAGCCAGCAGCTTTGCGGATAGACGAGTGGATGCTCAGAACAAGATTGAGAGCTACTTAGCTTTTGGCTCAAAGTGGGCAGGGCACTTGCTTGAAACCCAATTAACAGGTCAGCGGGTTATCCAAGTGTCGCTTGATAAAGGCGATCAGATACCAGCAGTCGGACAGCCACTTGTAATTGTGCAAAACGAGGGTCAAAGCGACGAGTTTTATCAGTATATTCGTCCGCTTAAGGTTGACACAATCGAGCGCCGTTTTCAACGAACTGTTAGCGAGACAGTGACACGTATAGTCGCAACGATTGAGTTTGGCGACACGCTGACAAAGACTTTTAACGGATTAACCGTACCTGAGTTTTATCAAAACGCTAGTACCAGCCGCCGCGCAATATTACGTGAGGCTCGCGTTGCTGATGCTGCTAAGTATTACAGCGCCAGTCGCTTAGCTGAGCCAGTAGTGGCAATGACAAGTCGTCAAGTGCGCTTAAATTCAATCTACACGCAAGTTGTGCCAAGCACACAAGTAGAAACGCCGATATTACAGCGTGACCCAGCCAATCAGGTTGCTACTCAGGCGCGTGGTGATGGTGTGATTGCTATCAATCAGTCGGTCAATGTTGCGACTAATACAGCGTTTAGTCTGCCGTCAGGTATTGCAGTCGGTACGCTGAGTATTGCGGTAGGTGGTCGATCGCTAACTGATAGAGATGGTCAGTTAGTCGATAGCACTGGATTGGCTTATGCGTCTATCAAATATGGCGTTGGTCAAATCACATGGTATAGCGTCTTAAATCTTGGGCAAACAACGGTAACAGGTAGCTATAAACCTGCGAGTGAGTTTACCCGCGTGGCACAAACTGATTATCAAATCGTTGGTGACAACGCAGGTTATAACTATGTTCGCGAGCTGGGCGCTGAGCCGGTGCCTAACAGCCTTAAAATCACTTATACGGTAGATGGTAATAACTATCTCGTACACGATGATGGACGCGGCAATCTGATTGATGATGACGGCAACGGACGCGGTACAGTACAAGGCAAGACTGTATTGCTTACGACTGCTGCCATACCTGATGCTGCCAGCTATATTATTTACTCTTTTGGCGTGGATTTAGATACGGTTAAGTATGGCGCTCAAGCATTATTGCCAGCTTATCACTCGGCAATTCTTACTGATAAAGTGGTTGGCAATATAACTATTACATGGGCAACCGGCAAAACAGCGACTATGACTAATGGCATTATCACTGGTGATGCAACAGGCACGTTTGATGCCAATGAATTACGCATAGCGCCTAAAGAGACGGTCGCCAAAGATACTGTATTTACGGTGACTTATAACAAAGTGCTGGATTCGATGACTACAGCAATCAATGCCAATTATTCACCGCAAAATGCCAACGGTGTTTTCGTCGGCAGTATTGATCTTGCAAGCGCTATTGAGGGTTTGGATTTCCAAGTAATTCTTAGCGATAAGCAGAAACCACAAGTCATGATTAGTTTTGGCATCGCTGAAAACAATACCAGTTTGTTTGTTAAGACTGTTTTTTATCCAAGCTATCAAAGTGTGCAGTCGTACAGTGGTAACGCTATTATGACGGACGTAAATATATCATGGATGCCATACGCAAGCGGCTCGGCTGACGATTGGCAGCCAACGCTAGTAAGTAGCAGTGTAAACAAAGCAACGGGTAAGGTTAATTTTTCTGTCAAAGTGGCGCGTAAAAAAATAATTACTGATGTGGTTATGGTTGGCGGTATCAATAAAAGCCCTATCTTTTCCACGAATGCCGTTAACGAACTTTTATTTATCGAGACAGCAAGAGTTAAAGGCATTGCAACACTTGGTAGTACGACCGAATCAGCGACAGTAGGTATAAAGGCTGATAAGTTTCTTGTAGCGCCACCACAAGCGTCAGACACGCCAGTGGTTAATGGCTCAGTATTTATTGATGTACTCGGACAGAGCTTGCGTGATGATAATGGCAATGTCAAAAACGGTTCATCTGTAGTTGGTACTATTGATATTAAATCAGGAGTTATAGCGTTAACAACATGGGCTGCAGGGGTTGCAAATACAGCTAGCCTTAAATCAATGTTGCGCGAAAACGACCCAGTGCCACTTGCTAATATTATTTTTAGAACACCAGTTGCGCCGCTTAAAAAAGCCTCATTACAAATCAGTGCTGAGCTTGCAGACGGTACGATATTGTCGTTATCGACTGATGCACAAGGCGGCATTACTGGTAGTAAGTACGCTCATGGTACGGTTGATTTTAAAGCGGGTGTTGTTGCGCTGTATTTTTACGAAAAACTGGGAGTAACAGCGAATCCTAGCATCGTGAATGAATCATGGTATGACGCGGCAAATATTTATATGGACGGGGGCACAAACTATATCAATAAACCGATTTACGTTAAACCTGACAGCATCCGTTATAACGCGATTGCTTACAGCTACTTGCCGCTTGATAAAGAGCTTATCGGTCTTGATCCGGTGCGCTTGCCGACTGATGGTCGTGTGCCATTTGTTCGCAAAGGTGACAGCATAGCGATTACTGAGCTTAAAACAATGGCGCTACCGACCAATGCACCTAATGACACGTTTGATTTAGGCTTTGAGCGTTTGTCAGATGTGAATGTCGTTGATAGTACAGGTAAAAAAGTGAGCTTTGATTACCTTGATATTGACTTAGACGCTGGTACATTAAAGCTTAACGGTATGTTTGATATATCGCTATACACAGCTCCGTTGACAGCCAAATACCGCATTATGGATATTGCGCTAGTCATTGAGACTGATATATCAGGGCGTGTAACGCTATCAACAGTTATTACGCACAATTACACCACAGCAGCGGTCTTTAGCTCGATGCTATTAGCAGGTGATATGCAAGCACGAGCGTTTAATGTTTTTGGTCAAAAATCATGGGGTGGCGTTTGGAGCGATAGCTTAGTCGGTGATTCTACAACCGCGCAGCTACAAGTTACTAACAATCCTATCGTGGTGACTAATCGCGATGCCATTACTGAAAGCTGGGCGCTAGTATTTACCAGTCAAACGGCATTCAACATTATCGGTCGGACAGTCGGTCAAATTGGCTCAGGGTCGACAACTACGCTAACAGCACCTATTAATCCGATGACTGGCTATCCTTATTTTACGATACCGGTTGCTGCTTGGGGGCTTGGTTGGTCAGCTAACAACGTGGTTAGACTCAATACCGATGCGCCTAAATATCCGATATGGATAGGCAATGCGATACAGCAACATCAAGGTAGCAGTAGCGATAATTATGATTTCACTATTGGCTATCATGCCAACATCGATAGAGAGCGAGGTGCGCCATGATATTGAGTATTGATGCTAAAAACGCAGCCTTGCAAGGCATTGCCGATAGATTAAACGTCGGTACTAATTCGGTATTGTCGCTCTATGTTGGCGCAACTCTGGCGGCTGAGTTTGCGCTGACCAATCCCGTAGAGGCATCTATTGCTAACGCTGTAATGCTGTTTAAGATGCCGCCTAGAGTTTTGGCGGTATCATCAGGAGTGTTAACAGGCGCTAAAATATTAGATGCAAGCGGTGTGCTCATTGCTACGCTAGACGTGGCAACAGAGATTACGCTTGATAAATCGCAAGTCTATCAGGGTGGTTATGTGAGCATAACATCACTACAAATAGGTATCTGATATGGCGGTTATTAATGGCAGGGTAAAACGCTATGACGGCACCGCTATTGATTATGTTTTGATATTCAAATGGAGAGATGGCAAGTGCTTGGGTAAATCAACACCTGATAAAGCTGGGAATTGGTCGTTTGAGTACGATGCTAATATGATAGTCGGCGTCACTTATGTTGCTGATGGTTGTGAGCCGCTATCACATGGACCATATGAATTTGTACTTAATAAATAGGATGAATTATGAGTATATTAACTCCGGTTAAAGTACCAGTAAAGATTTATAGATGGGACGATGTAGGCGCTCCCGTATTTAACAAAACGACAGATGTTATTGCGAAACTTTTTAAAGCCTGTCTTGTTACCGGTTACGGTGCAAAACAAGGCGCAGGATGGACAATGCCGTTTGAAGTTAGCGGCATCAAAGTATTTCGTCCCGAGGTATGTGCTGAGCCTGATTTTTACTTGCGATGTTCCGGAAATACAACAACGCAGATGACAGCGCAAGTTTATATCAATATGACAGACGCAAGCACAGGTGTTTTAAAGCTACAATGTAGTGATCCTTTTAAATTTGCGCGGGGTATTATATCCGGCAAGTGGATATTAATTGCCTCATCACGCGCTTTTTGGTTTTTTTGCGAGCAAGCTGAGGTTGCCTCAACTCCCCAGCAAACAACTGGATCGTATTTTTTTGCAGGCGATGTATATAGTCAAAATAATACAAACGTGTATATGCAACATACAGCAGGCGATAACTATGCTGCATATAGCTCGTTACTACGCACGTATTTATACAATAACACCCCGTCGACAGATAAAACTGTTTACAGTCCGGGTAAACTACTCCAAAGCGATAACAGTGTTATTACAGTTGATGTAACATCAATCACAAACTGGGACGGTACAAATAAAGCATTAAATAAGTTTGTGTTGGCTCCGCTTGTTGTTAATAGCGCTAACGATATGTTTGTGCTGCCTGGCATTTTTACTAGCGCAGATGGCGTGACAAAACAAAATTTTGATGAGGTCAGTATTGCGAGTAGCGTTGCGCTAACAAACACAGTTGTTTTTGGTACTGGCAGCACGATGCCTAGCAACTTTTATATTAGTACAGATTATTGGGTGCGCTAATGATTATTGACTTATATTATCAAGCATACGGCACAGGTTATATTGCAGGTACTAATGATGGAATTGTTACGGTGAGGGGCAGCCCAGCATCACGCAAGATATGGTTACTTGATGCACAAACACTTACTATCGTTAAAGTTGTGACGTCGCTACCAAATGGTCATTATTTGTTTTTAGGGCTAAATCCTGATCAAGAATATTTGGTCATGGTGCGCGACTACAAGCGTGAGCTTGAGCCGTTTGCATGGGATTACGTTAAACCTGTAAACGATATAACACTCGATGCACAGCAAGCATTATGGGCATCATGGCAATAAATTGAGGTGATAAATGGCAAGCCCACCTGCTAATACAGAAACAATTATTTATATCACGTCAGAAAGCTTGCCGTTACCGTTGTCAGTACCAACAAGTGAGCAACCGCTATCTAGCGCGCTACCGCTGAGTATGTCGCGTAATTTGCGAACAGTTGATGGTGGAGATATAGAGCCACCTAATGATGATGTAAGTGTAGCCATTAGTGCAATGGCTGTTATCGCGCCTACAGCGTCCGCAAGCGCAACGGCTGATTTTATCGAGGTCGGCGTAACAGTCACTGCATATTGCGATCTAAACGCCACTGCAAGCATGGTCGCAAGTTATGACGCTAATGTATTTAGAGGCATCATAGGTGATGTATCGGGCAGTATTCAGCAATCAAAACTACAAGGTGTTAGTGGGCAAGGAAAATTTGAGAGCAATAAAAAGCTAAATAACAATATCGGCACTAACTGGCAGCAATCAAGGTTGGTCGGTACTGACAATCACGCTCAGTTTGAGTCTAACGAAAACTTAGTATCAGGCAATCAGTTATTGTTTGAGCAATCAAAACTTATTGGTACGAGTAATCAGCAAAGCGCCGAGTATCAGACGTTTATCGCCCAGCGCAAGCGGTTTGATTACGAGCAAGCAAAGTTAGTCGGTCAAGGTCAGTGGTACGGCTTTGAAGCAATGACTAAACGTCAAATTGAGCGAGCGATACAGGGTGAAAATAGTAAATTATTAACAGATAAGCTAAGCTCATACAACGAGTACGGCTACCTGTTAAATACTCGCACTGACTTTTTAATCGAAGCTGCAAGACTACCATTTTCAAAGCTCAGGTATGTTGCGCCTAACTTATCACAGACAGTCATACTTAAACAGCAAATCATAGACGGCTGGGAATGTGGCTCAGGTGATTTAAGGCACTATGTTTATAGTGACGAGTTACCACTACTGATGACAAGACGTATTGCGGGTAGAGGTTTGTCCAGTAACATACCTCTACCAATGACGATGCCTCGCAGCACATTGGTGCTATCAGCTGTTGAGGTTGAGGCACTACCTAACAGACCATGCAAGCGCAAGACATTGGGCGTTAATCCTACGCTTGATATAACAATGTGCGAGCCTAGAGTATTTGGCAAGTCATCAAGCATGGCAGTAAATGCAATCGGTACGCTAAACGCTATCGCATGGCTAACATTAATCGCTGGTGAAAAAGACAGCGCCCGCGGTCAAGGAGTTATATTTGTGACAAACAGTGTGTCATTAGTGCGCTCCGATAATGGGCGTGAGATTAAAATGCTAGGCTTTAGCGTGGGCATTGATAGCAATAGCTATACGTGGTCATTTAGTGCCACTGTGCCACTCTCAGAGCTATCAAAAGTCGATACAGCACATGAGCAGCGAATAGGCGTAGACTTTGAGTGCAACGGCAATCTATGGCGATTTATCTTAGATGATTGCAGTGACAGCGTGTCGTTTGGTGAAAGCTCGCTAACGATTAAAGGTAAGTCACGCGCCATGCTACTCGCGCACCCATACGCTACTCAAAGAGGCTTTAAGTTTGACACAGCTATGAGCGCAAGACAGATTGCTGATGCGGAATTAAACCGTAATGGCGTAGCGTCAGGCTTTACATTGGATTGGCAGCTCGCAGGGGTTAACGGTTGGAATGTACCAGCCAACACTTATAGCTATACAGGCAAAACGCCTATCAATAGCTTGCAATGGATAGCCGAGGCAGCCGGTGGCTTTATCAATGCGGACATGAGTGCTGATATTTTGCACGTATTGGCACACTATCCTATCCCATCGTGGGAATGGGCAGCGCAAACGCCTAGCATTAACTTGCCAATGTCACTTATTACCAGTCGCAGCCGTGGCCGTGTCAATAAACCGGCATACAACGGCGTGACTATCTACGGTGAGCATGACACTAGCTTTGGTGGATTAATCAAGCGCAGAGGCACAAGCGGAGGTTATCAACCGCCAATGGTCACAAGCGACTTAATGACAGATCAGGATGCGGCTATTAGTCGTGGCAAGATGATACTTAGTGATACAGGTGATATTGGTAACATCGGTATCTCAATGCCATTGGTCGCTGATATTGGCGTGCTAAAGCCGTCTACACTTATCGGTATAAATGATGGTGAGCAATGGGTTGGCATGGTCAGAGGCACAACTATCACAGGTCGTCTATCGAGCAATCGAGCGTTAGAGATTGACCAGTCTATTGATGTTGAGCGTCATTTTGATAAGGGGTAGTATTATGAATTTTATAGAAGCATTAAGTTTGGTTGAGAAAGGTGAGTGGGTAGGTCGTCAAGCGTGGGGTGAAGGTCGTTATTTATTTATGGGTAATGATGATGGTGAGTTTAACATCAACCCCACAGGAAATAAGGTGCTGACTTGTCGCGTAGCTCATGCCGATTACTTTTACTTATCACGAAGCACAGACGCGCAAACGCAGGATTTGCAAGATGATTTGTTTGCAAAAGACTGGGTATCCTTTGGTGTAAATAAAGAGGGTTAATTATGGCTAGCGGCAACCTATGGCAGCTATTCAAAAACGTGACAGAGCAAGGCGCTAAGCAGTTAGCGACTGTCATTGATAGACAAGGCTCAAACTATACCGTCACCATGCAAGGTGGCGGTAATACGATTGTGCAATCAAATGCGGCTTACGAGCTGCAATCAAAAGTCTTTATTCGTGATGGGCAGATTGTAGCGCAAGCACCTAATTTAACTTATGTAGAGATTGACGTATGACAGACATTAAAAAAGACGATAGCGTTAAAACTATCAAGGTAGCAGGGCAAGAGATTGCGATCAATCGCGTCAAGGTTAAAAACTTGCATGAAGTGACGCGAGCATTTACGCCATTTGTCGCTGAGTTTGAGCGCATTGTGAAAGCCAAAAAAGGTATGCCAGAGAGTGAGCTAATGGCGCTTATCGGTACGTTTACAGATGAAACAGTCATCTTAGCCTCGACACTGACAGACCAGCCGCCGAGCTTTTATAGAGAGCTTGAGCCATTAGAGATGCTGCAAGTAATGCAGGAGGTCGTCGCCCATAGTGGCGATTTTTTTATGCGTCAGATTTTCATGCCCCTAAAGCAGTTGGGGGCGCAACTGGCGTTACTTGGTACGACAGCTTATTACCATTCTACAAAATCGGAATCAGAGAATCCGACATCTTAGATATGATCTTTGGTGAATGGTGGGGTTTATCTAAAGCACTGGCTAAAGATAAGCAGCAGGAAGTTAAGAATATGGCAATCGCTGTACGTATGGCGCAAGCTGATGCTAAATCGTGGAAAGAGTTTATGAAGGGCTAGCGCAACAATGGTTAATCGGTTAAAGTTGTTAGATTATAATTTTGTTGAGTATTAGCAATGAAAAAGCTATTAGCTGTTGGTATGGCATTGGTGCTAAGTGGTTGTGGTGAATTTGATAGTTTGCCGCCAAAGGTAGATAACGGCAATGGCGGGACAATTGGTCCTGGTAGTACATTTCCTACAGATAAGGGCAATTGGAAGTATGGCAATACAAGTAATGAAAACGGCCTGTTTTCATTAACCGCTAGAATAGATGCTATTAATACATATACGGTTCCAAAATATCCAAATCTTGAGCGGAGATCATGGATCGAGTTAGAAAAAAGGAAGTTATTTGATAGCAACATATCAAAAAGATTTCTGGTTTTTGCACCTGAAGAAGTTAAGTGTACGCCAAGTTGCGACATAAGAATTAAGTTTAATGGAAATACAACTACTTATAGCTTTTTGCAGAGTAGTGAAGGCGTGTTAACTCCAGCAAGTGATCGGATAGCAGCTGAGCTGTTTGACAAAACCACGCAATCCAATAGAGCTACTATTTATCTGCCTATTATGGGTTTAAGCAAAGAGTTTGGGTCTGAGTTTAATCTTAGAGGCTATGATTCGGCTAAAATGAAATTTATAAGCGAGTAATGATATTGGATAAGATAAATAAAGAGATAGTAATTGCGCTTATAGTGGCAGCAGGATTGTTTTGGGGTTTAATTTTTTACCTAAATAACAGCACTATGTCGCCTGAAGGCCTTGATGCCATGATGGAGCGACAGGCTGATTATGAAAAAAGAGAAAGCGAAAAGCCTAAAAAAACCAACAGTAGCACCAAGTTGATCACCGACTGTCAAATCAGATTGAAGTCAACGCTACGCAACCCTAGTTCTTTAGAGCTTAAGTTTTCATCAAATCAAGCTACAAACACAAGTGATGGCACAAGGGTATCTTTTCCTTACTCTGCTGAAAACGGTTTTGGTGGTATGGCAGCAGGACATGCTGTTTGTGTTTATGACACCAGCGGGAATGTGATAAGTACGCAATTTAATTGATAACGAATAGTTCAAACAAGTCACCTTAGTTGGTGGCTTTTTTTATGCCCAAAATTTGAGGTGAGACAATGGCAGGTGATTTAGATTTTAGCGTACAGTTGCGGCTATTGAATGATCAGTTCAATAATGGCATCAATGAGGCGCGTGATAAATTCACGGCATATGCGCAATCAATACAGCGCAATCTTGCGCAAATGGGCACCGATACCGAACGAGCGGAAACGCTATTAACAGGTCTTGGCAACGTAAGCTCAGACAGACTGACCGCTGAGATACGGGCAACAGCTGACCAACTCAGGCAGATGGGTGCTGGTGCTAACTTATCAGGTGAGCAAGTTGAAGCCGCAATGCAAGCATCTGCTTTGCAGGTGACGCGCTTAGGTCGTCAATTAGAAGTCGCTAGAGCGGAGGCGGTGCGATTAAGTCAAACAGGCGCATCACCTCAAGATTTAGAGCAAGCAGCGCAAAATGTTAACCGCTTAGAAACTGAATTAAACGAAGCGCGCAGTGCCAGTGTTAGTCTCGCTAATGAGTTGTCAGGTGCAATGAATCGCGCATCTAATACGGCAGATGGTGCGCGTAATGCCATTTATCGAATAACAAACATTCGAGTACCTGAAACCATACGCGGTGAGATTGACCAAATCAGCAGATCATTGGTAGATTTTCAGCGCAACAGTGGTCGTCCTGCAGAAGAGATAGACCGGGTAACAAGGGCTGCTGAGGAGCAAATCAGAAGACTGAGAGCGGAATTAAACGGACTTGATGAAACGCAAGATAGGGTTAATCAAGGGTCAAACCGTTTTGCAGGCGGTATAAATGGTGTGCGTTCAGCCTTTGGTAGTTTGCAAGGTATGTTGGCGGCAGCAGGTCTTGGTATCGGTGTCGCTGAGATTATCGAAGTGTCAGACGCATTTAAAACGCTTGAGGCTCGTATCAAGTTAGCCACAGGCGAGGGCGCTAGCTTTGTATCGGGGTTTGAAGGCGTTAAGAATATTGCTAATGAGACATTCTCCAGTATCGAAAATACAGGCGAGCTATTTGCCCGTATCTCACAAGCTGCTGAAACTCTAGGACTTGCACAAGCTGAGACATTGAGTGTCACCCGTACTATTAACGAGGCAATCAAATTATCAGGTGGTAGTGCTGCCAGTGCTGATGCCGCAATTACTCAGTTAATTCAGGGCTTGCAATCAGGTGTAGTGCGTGGCGAAGAATTTAACTCCATCATGGAACAAGCACCGCGATTGGCTAAGGCTATGGCTGATGGTTTGGGCGTAACGCGTGGTGAATTACGAGCAATGGCACAAGATGGCGCGTTAACGTCAGAAGTAGTAATTAATGCATTACGTTCTCAGAGTGACGCTATCGCTCAAGAGTTTGGCACGCTGCCAACTACGGTCGGCAATGCGGTTCAGGTCGTAAAAAATCAGTTATTCAACTTTATCGGAGAGATGGACAAAACAGTTAATCAGTCATCAATACTCGCTAATGCTATTACAGCGGTTGGTGATAGCTTAGAAAATCTTGATCCTAGAACCGTTGCAGCACTTGACCAAACATTTAACCAGCTTATAGAGACAGTCAGTATCTTTTGGCGCCGAATAAGTGACACTTATGCTGATATTAATAATCTTATTAATTCGATAGCTGGCGGTGCTACAGATGCAAATGAGCAAGTCGGACTAATTACAGCTTCATTAAGTGGTGTCAGTATTTCTATCGGCGCTATCAATGACGGCTTAAAATCTATAGAAATAATAGGTCGCGTCATTGAGAGTGTTTTAGCGACGTGGGCGGCGATGGCAGCAAGGTTTGTGTCATACCTAACTTTTGGAGAAGCTAGACAGGCACTACAAGGTATCGCAGCGGACTTGGATGAGTACGCTGTCAAAGCAATGGGCAAGGCTGACCAAGCAGCACAAGATTTCTCATCATCGTTTGAAGCGGCCATGCTTGAGGCGGGTAAGTCTGCTGCTACTCATTTGGGTGATGCAGCGAAAGCAGCAACCGATACCTATGACCAAATGAAGGCAAGCGGTACAGCGTCAGCGGAGGCAGTTGCAGGCGCATTTACTAAAATGGCAAATGCTCAAATCGCAGCGTATGGCGGGGCAGCGTTAAGCGCGTTGCAAGCCGAGGGTGCTGAGCGCGGGCTAAAAATTGCTATTGATGAAACTGGTAAAGCTATCATCGATAAAATGAGCACAGAGGAACAGTCATCCGCAGCAGCGCAGCAAAATGCAAAGGCGCTTGACAAGAGTTATCGAGAACTTGCCGACTCTTTAAGCGTGGGTATTACAAAGGGTTATGCTGATGCTAAGGCATCGGTACTAGAACTATCCAAGAGCTTTGACGTACTGACAGACTCAGGCTATCAGACGGGCGATGTACTGCAAGCCGCTTTACTCAAGATGACCACACAAGCAAAAAATACAGATGAAGTGCGTGACGTTATCACAATGTGGGAAGAGCTGGGTGAACAAGGGCAGCTTACGGGCGAAGATTTGGCGGCAGGTCTTGACTTAGCTAATGAGCGATTAGACGCACTGACAGATGGTGTGAATAGCGTCAACGAAGCCTATAAGGTTTTAGGTTTAACTACTCGGAAAGAGGCGGCATTGCAAGCCGAGGCTTATACTCAGGCATACGGCATCATCGTTAAAGACGGCGAAGCGACAACCGGTCAACTTGCCGAGGGTTTTAAAAAGTATGCAAAAGCAGCCGTTGCCGCCAATGGGGATGTAGTCACAGCACAGTTAAAAGCTGAGGCGGCTCAACGTGGTCTGGCAGTCGCAGTTGATGAGACAGGTCGTGTCACTTTTAAATCGATGAGCGATACAAAAGAGGCAAACGACAAGGTAACGCGTTCAGTCACTAATATTCGCACAGCCTACGACGGCATATCATCAAGTGCTGGTAATGCTGGTAACGCCATGGTACGCGCTGCAAACGAGGCATCATCTGCTTACGATAAACTGCAACAGAAAATCAAAGCGGTCAAAGAGGCTCAAGAGTTGAAAAGTGGTGATGAAACACTTAAAAACTTACGAGTTTACGGCACTGAAAAAGCGCCAGCGGAAGGCAATCAGTTTGGATCAAAAACAGGCGTTGAAAACTTTTTAAAATCGGCTGGACTGAGTGCAGAGCGAGCAGCCGAGGAAGCTCGTAAACTATACGTAAAATCAGGTAAGGATAGCGGCGCTCTTAACTTTGGCGATTTGCAAGGAGTTCAAGCAGGAGCGGTTATGACTCCTGCAATGCTAGCTAATTTTAAAACAGCATCAATGTATCTACTTGAAGTTGCAGAAAAAGCAAAAGTCGACGAAGCGAGACGCAGTAAGTATGAAGCCAGTCTTAACCGGTTGCCCGATTCAGCATTGCAAGCTGTTAGTAATCTAAATAAGCAACCTAACTTTTTTGACACGGGTAACAACAATATTAGCAGTAAGAGTTATAACGTCAAGTTTACACTTGGCGGTATAACAGCAAATGCAAGTGTGCCAGAGTCTCAAGCAAGTATGTTTGAGCGCATGATGCAAGAATTACAAGACAGTAAAGCAATAGCAGGTTACTAGCCACTCATTCGTTATAACTGCTAGTAATAACACTCGAGTGGTTTTTTATTATCAAAAATTTGAGGAGAGACAATGCTTGAGATTAAGGAGGGCTTATGCAGCAAGACATGGCGATTGCGACAGTAAAATATCTTGCGATATCAAGCTCAGGCACATTAGCAGCAGCGGCAAGTTTGGGGGCGCAATTAAGTACGCCCCATGTTTATCTAAACCTACACTTGCCGTATTGGGTTTTTCTATTGTCGATGGTATTACTAAATTTCATCGGCGCATTTTTCGCACTTAAAATCGATTATATGCAAGCAAATGGCAGCACGATAAGTAACTTTTTTACGGCTGTGGTCGTCGGTCTAATCTTATCGTTTATTGTTATGCCAACTATCAGCCCAACGTCAGGCGTTGGCTTAATGCAGATAGCCTCTTTTATCTCAGGCTTATGCGGTACGATTTTTCTAAGAGTAATTATTAATATACTTAATCGTCAAGATTTGCAAGAGGCTATTGTTGATCTGATTGTCAGTAACAGCATCAAACTTGCGAACATCGTTATTGATTTGGCTGTAGCACATACCGCTAAAATCGTCACAGCCTTGCTAGCTGGAGTCATTGCCTCGCTTGTTTACACAAACAATGCAAACGATAAGAGCAATGATAATACGGCGCCACAAGCTCAGGTAACGGAGGTGGCAAATGATTAACTTGATTAGCTACCTTGTACCGTTCTTTGGCTTAGCAATATGCCTTGTCGCTGTGTTCACTCGCAAGATTGATACCCGATGCCCGATACGAGTGAGCAAAATGTGCTTATGGATGACAATATGGACAATCGTATTGTTTTACGACTATCCATACGACGCATTAAAAGCAGTATCAATTATGGTAGTCAGGCTTTGTATGTTGATGGTCAATATCTTGTATGTTGTTGAGGCGCTGCGACCAAACGAAAAATGCAAAATAATTAAATAATTCGCCCCTTTTTTGGGGCTTTTTTGTGGAGAATGATAAATGAAAGACAGTGAGTTTTTCGATTGGGTGCGGATCAATCAGCAGTCAGGGCAATTATCACAGATGCAAGTTGACGGCGCCAAAAAAGTTTTGAGTGTAGTCAAAGCGAATGAGCTGCAAGCATTTGTGGCAGCACTAACAGGCTGGACTATTGACGGTGCTAGCATAGATGATAAAACAGACACGCTAGATCGCGTTATGTCACAAAAAGGCATTGAGCATCTAAAAGATAGTGAAGGCTTGCGATTAAAAGCGTATCAAGACACTGGCAAGGTTTGGACTATTGGTTACGGACATACATCGGCAGCTGGTGGTATGAAAGTTTATGCCGGACTGACAATTACTCATGCGCAAGCCGAGCAACTTCTTAAAGATGATTTAGCGCGTATGACTTACCCAGTCATCAAACGTTTGGTCAAAGTTGATCTGACGCAAGGTCAGTTTGATGCGTTATGCTCTTTTATTTACAATCTAGGCGAAGGGCAAGTAAAAACATCTACACTGTTAAAGCTGCTTAACGCAAAAGACTATGAAGGCGCATCTGGTCAGTTTGAGCGATGGATCTATGATAACGGTAAAAAGTTTGACGGCTTGGTGACTCGCAGAGAAAACGAGCAAGAATTGTTTAATAGTTAAATCAGCCGTCCTTAATTGGACGGCTTTTTTATTTGCCTAATTTTTGAAGTGATGAGTATTGCTCGGTAGCAGATTTGGCTTAGTCGTTCGGAAGAGGATTACTATTTGATTACTTTTTTATAGAGAGCAATAAATCGCAGACAATAAAAAAGGCTTACAATCGCTGTAAGCCTTACTTTATATGGTACCAGTGGTCGGACTCGAACCGACACGCTTTTAAAGGCAACGGATTTTGAATCCGTCATGTCTACCAATTCCATCACACTGGCATGTTAGGTGATAAAGTTTAGATACTGCAAACATTATCG